GAACTCTAATTTTCGAGATTCTCCTTTGTGCACAGCAAATTTGTTTTTCAATTTATTAGCTCTGTCGCGGGCTATTTTTAAATGTTTTGTAACGGGCTCTACCAAATGAACTCGATGTCCTTTCTTTGCAAGCCATTCCGAATACTTCCCTGTGCCACCACCGATATCAATTATGGTTAATGGTGAAGAGATGATGTATTTTTCAATAAGTGATTTTATTCTTTCAAACTCAAATACTCCCATTCCCTTATCAAGTCTGGTTTCTTCCGATACTTTATCGTAGAATAACTCTATTTCTCTACTTATTAATTGTTTACTATTCATTATATTCCTTGTATAATAAGCATTTTAAATGCTATAACATCGTAAAATGATAAACCAATCGATTTGATAATCAATTTTTCGGTTGTGATTTAATAAAATATGGGGATACAATTATCTGTGCACTGAAAGTCAAAAGATTTCATGCAGTTATAGCTCATTTTCGAGCATGTCTTTTTTAGTTAAGACGCAGATAATATGTTAGATATAGTATAACTGACTACAAAGATAGATTTTTTTTCTACCTATTCATTTCTTTAGATGAATTTCTATGATGCCCTTTGCTCCTGACGTACAATTCAATATTTTTACATTTAATCGAACCAAAGATTCTTTAAGTCAAGTCGTTAAGCAGATTTACATGTTGATTATCAATTGTTTATACTGAATTTCGTGGCACATTTTTTCAAAACTCCAATGTGCCACGAATGTGCCACAAAAATTATGAGTGTTTTTGAAAATTTTAGTAATTCCCATAAACAAAAAAATCCTGCAAATCATTGATTTTGCAGGATTTATCTATTTTTTAGTGCTTTTTAAAAACTTTAAATTTGCACCTGGCGGAGAGTGAGGGATTCGAACCCCCGAACCTGTGACAGTTAACGGTTTTCAAGACCGCCGCATTCGACCACTCTGCCAACTCTCCGCGACAAAAGTACGAATTTTCACACTCCCACCAAATTTTATTTTATATATTGCGCTTATTGAGCTTTTATAAACTGAATATCAGCACTAAATTTTACTTCGTCACTTACCATTACCCCTCCTGTTTCCAACGCCGCATTCCAATTAAGGCCAAATTCTGAACGTTTGATTTTGCCTTCTACAATAAATCCAGCTTTCGTATTTCCCCAAGGATCTTTTTGGATACCCGCAAATTCCAAGTCGAAAGACACCGGTCTAGAAACGTCACGAATTGTCAAATTTCCCTTAATTTCATTATTCTCCAAGCTCGTTGCTTCAAATGTAATTGCTGGATATTTCTCTACATCAAAGAAATCTGCACTTTTTAAATGACCATCACGTTGCTCATTACGTGTATTAATCGATGCCGTGTCAATAACAACTTTCGCAAGGGCATTTTTAAAATCTTCGCCCTCGGCGTCAACATCTATTTTAAAACTGTCAAAGTTTCCTTTAACGTTTGTAATCATCATGTGTTTTACTTTGAATTCTATCTCGCTATGTGCAGCGTCTAGTTCCCATTTTCCTTGTGCCATAATTTTATGTTTTTTTCTATTTGTTTAACAGCACAAAGTTAACAGCAGTTTTATTCAATTTGTTTGACCTAGATCAATAAAATAATCTTGTTGAAAAGCAATCAGTTATTGAAAAACCACAAAAAAAAGTCAGTGATATTTTGGAAATACAACACAAATGTCTACTTTTGCATTACCGAAAACGACGCGCCAATAGCTCAGCTGGATAGAGCATCGGTTTTCTAAACCGACGGTCTCAGGTTCGAATCCTGATTGGCGTACCAAAAGTGTTAAAAATCGGCCTTAATGATACCATTAAGGCCGATTTTTCATTTTACTAGTTTTGTAACTAGTCAGATCGGGGCCCGTGTTAACGATTTAAAGGCATTTTCTGCCACACCCAAAAACAAATTTAAAACGCGTTTAACATGAGAACCACCAACCAAAAAGTAAAAGTTTCAATAAGACAGCGGACACAAGGAAAAAATCCTGCAAGAGGTTCTGTCCACATACACGTATCTATCGACGGCGTTGCCGACATGATCCCACTCAAGATTTCATGGCCAGTTGACAAGTTCGACAATGGAGTACTCCTCCCACGTGACGGATTTGATGATGACACCCTTTGCACCCAAAATAATTTCCGGATACAAAATGAGCGATCGCGCGTCGATGCACTTGTCTTTAGATATTATGCCCTTGATCGAGCCATTACCCATGAGCTGATCAGGCGCGAGGTATCGCTTAAAATATCAAAAGATGATATCGTCGCATTTATAAAAGGCGAAGGCAGGCAATTGCTCCGCGAGCATCTGATCGAGCACGGAACCTATAAACATTACGTGACCGTGATCGCCCGGATAGAAAAATACTTTAAAGACACCGGATCTTACTGGAAATTTAATACGATCGATGATCACGAACTCCGGATTCACCAGCGCTGGCTTCTGGACAATTTCACACACAATACAACAGCCGGCCATATGCGCGTGATCAAGAAGTTTCTGACTATGGCCGTATCAAAAGGACTCATCCCGGAAAGTCCTGCAGATAAATTGAAAACTTTAAAATATCAGGATGGGATCCGGGAAGTTCTGACAAAAGATGAAATCAACAAATTGTATAATTTTTATATCGAAGATGGCACCGAACTTCTAACTGAATTGGAGCATACCGCACTTCGTCGATATCTTGTGGCCTGCTTTACCGGACTTAGAAAATCAGATATCGAGCAGCTTGATCCACGGCTCCATATCCGAAACAACAATATTCTTCGGTTAAGTATGTTCAAAACTCGTAAATACGGTAAAGTCATTGAATTCACCCTGCCAAAAATTGCTGTGGAACTGATCGGTAAAAAGAGAGGAATTATATTTCCAACGATTGAATCCTATTCGCTGGGTAAAGCATTACGTAGAGCACTGACTAAAGCTGGTATAGACAAATACATGAAATTTCACTCCAGTAGGGATACATTTGCGACCACGTTCATTTTATTAGGTGGTAATCCTGTCGATCTCATGGAAATTTTAGGACACTCCGATCTAAAAACAACCATGATTTACGTTAAGATGGCCAGCGACTCAAAAAGTAAAACAATGCAGTTCTTCGACGACCTCGTAAAATAACAGCAAAAATGTTCCAATTGTTCCAATCGCCCTTTTCGATAATGAAAAGGGCTTTTTTATGGCAATTGCCCTTTTGGAACACTTGGAACGGTCATAGATTATTGAAGCTGCAGCGCTTTCATTGCCCCATCCCATTTCTCCTCGAGCAGTTGATCGGCTAGTTTGGGAACCGCGCGATCCAATTGAGGATTTAACCACTCTTTGGCTTTTCGTTTCCCAGTCCCCAGCTTGCCCAATGATTTTGGATTGGTACTTTTCTTTTGCCCGGACTTTGTTGTCCAGGTCGAACCTTTTGAACCGGCCACACCTTTTCCTGCCCCTTTATGCAAAAAAGCTAGATAGCGGTGAAATTTAAATGTTATCGTTTCAATCTGACCATAATCCTGCTTATATCTAATTTTGATCGAGTTCTCACCCTCTCCTGTTTGCTGAGTACTGGTGACCATAGCTGCATAGCTGCCTTTAATGGAGGTGATAGTTTCTCCTCCCCAGGCTTTTATTCGATTATTCCACATTTTTAAGAATTTACAGTGTTTTCAATTTTAACTTTCGTATTCTGCGCATTTTCAAATTCAGAAAACAACATGATGACCTTTTTATCACCCATGGCGATCATAGCCTGATAAAGTAGATCCATCTTACTCTCCAGGACTGATGTATCAGAATTGTTCTGAACAATCACTGGAGACTGAGCTGTCAGACTCCCAATTTGATTAATTCTCCCGGCCTCCATCATATCGACGAAATTTGCAATTCGAGGATCACGCAATTGTTCTGAAGAAATCACATATTCCGGCATATGGTTTTCACCTGCAGTAAATTGATTTCCCAATGAGTTAGTAAACAAAGTCGGTTCGTTAACCTTACCCTGAGCTTTCTTTCCTGGAGTAAAACCACCGTGGAAAAATTGTGGTGGTTTTGTAGCTGCAATTACCGCGATCTGTGCAGCTCCTGCAGCAGCTGCAGCTGCTGCCAGGAATACATTTGGCAATGCCTTCGTCACTGCCAAAGCTGTGTTGATCCCGGCCTGAAGTAATGATGCATTTTTATCAGCCTTCCAGGCTTTCAGTTTTTCAGCACGGGCCTGCTTGTCATACTTATCATTGATTGCCTTTTTTTGAGCTTCCGAGAGATTTTTATTAGACAATTCCTTTTCACGCTGCTTCTCGATATTGGATAGGGCTGCATCGAGTTCAGCCTGCCGATTGTTGGCTCCAATTTGAAACAAAGCTCCGGACAAATCCTCTGCAGCTTGGATGGCAGCGTCCTTTATTTTCTTTGCGCGATCCTTATCGGCCTTACCATTCTCCTCATCCTTTTTCTGCTGATATTTAGCGTCGAGAGCGGCCATTGCCTGCTTGAAAAGTTCAGTCTCCTGAATCTCCAGCGAGTACTTTTCTTTAAGCTTTTCTAGCTCGAGATCGTGTTGTGCTTCAATCTCAGCTATTCTCCGTTTATGCTCGTCTTTAACAAATCCGGTGGTACCTGTTTCTAAGACTTTAATTTCCTTCTCGACCCGTTCTCGCTCGCGGATTTTCGATTGAGCAATTTCCCTTTCCCATGCTTCCTGAATTTGTGCCTTTTGAGATTCGTTGGTACTTGCATCTTTCAGCAGCTTCTGATAATGCTCATTAATCCGAATCTGTTCCCGATCCAGCTCAGTGAGCATCTTTTGGCCCATGTCGGAGCGGATTTTGGTTATAGCTTCAGAGATTTCCTTCTCTTGCTTTTCACGCAACTGAGCAATTGCTGATTCCTTATCAGCCTGAAGGAAAAGAACGCGCCCCTCAGCTTCCAATCTCTCCTGCTCACTCGCCCCTTTCTTGTCACGGAAACCTTCCCAGGCTTCGATGAGTTTATCATACTTTGCCTGCTCAAGAGCTATTTCCTTATCATTTTCAGCAAGCTGATCCTGGTAGCGTTGTGCGTTAAACAGTTTTTCCTCGTCGACTAGTTTTTCATAGAGCTTTTGCGCAGCTTCTCGATCTTTTTCTTCCTGGCTTTTCTTGGGCTTTTTATCTGGAGAAACAATTAGTGCATTCCCTTTATTTATTTCCGGTTTTTTATCAACGTTATCATTAGCTTTTTTTGCGGCGTCACTTATACCATCAAAATATTCTATAACACTTTTCATTTGAGGAGTAAGTTCTTGGTGATATACATCCCGGAGAGAAACAGCGGCTTTATATGCCTGCCCCATCATCCTAAGATTTTCATCATTCCCAGTCTTGATCGCTCCTTTTGCCATCCGATTATCAAACCAGGTATTATTGGGATTATTTGCGTCTTTTAATCCTTGATTAGCTTTTTCTTGAGCTTGTTTCGCTAGTTTGATATATGTATCAAATTGAGTTTTCTGATCACTTATATTATCTCTATTCTGTAACTCGAACAGCTCTCTTTGAGCTTTTGTAAATGCACGAACCTTCCCTGTATTGATATCCATGGCGCGACCGTATTCGCCCCATTCGGTCACGGCTGTAGGAATGAGCACTGCCAATTGGTCAATAACTTTGCGCAGTTCTTCCTGTTCAGTCTTCGTTAAGGTGGTCTTTCCTTTTAGCTCCTCATAACGTGTTACTAGCGGAGATGTTGATTTTTCGAGACTTATAACGCCTTCCTCTTGCTTATGGAGCGCATTATTCATATCCTCTATTCCGTCACGGGAAACCAATAACCAATCGGTAAGAATGATCAATCCTTCGGTGGCAGCGGTCAACCATTCTCTCATTTTGGAATTTTCCCAAATGGTAGCCCAGCGGTTTGAAAGCTTATCAATAGTCCCTGCAAGGTTGTTATTAACGGTATCAAATTCGGCTGTAATTGAAGTTCCGTCCTGGAAGCTTTGGTTAGCTTCATCTTGACGCTGTCTCAACAAGTCAATATTATTAGCTAAAGATCCAATAGCTGCACGTCCTTCAGCTCCGGTAATATCCAAAGCTTTCATATTTTTGGCAAGTTCCGCAATACCTCCACCGGTATTTTTTGATGCATCTAACACGCGCATCATAGCTTCATTTGCATCATCTCTCAGAAGATTAGCGAACGCCTGGACCTCCATTCCAGCAATCTTTGCATATCGAGGAACATCACTACCAAGGCCCGTAATGAATTGGCCAATGGCTGTGGAGGAAACTTGAACCTTTTGACCCAATTCATCCATCACAGAAGCCATTCCAAGTACATTAGGCAGCGATATTTTAGCGGCAGGTGCTATACCAGCCAACTTCGCAGAAAATTCAATAAGATTTTTCTCATTAGCAGTCCCGCTTGCTCCAAGGTCGTTGATTGCTGAACCTACTTTTAATAGTCCTGATTCGATACCGAATTCGTCCTTTACCTTGAAAATATCAAGTAGTTTACCGAGTTCATTTACGGCTTCCTCGGTCCCTCCGAGATCCTCTCCCAGCGCAACACCAATTTTATCTGCAGCACGAACAAAACCCTCCACATCTTCGACTGTAGAATAACCCAATTTACCAGCAACCTGAGCTAAGCCTAGCAGTTCATCTTTTGCCGTCCTAGTATCAATTTTTTGAAGGGATCTATTTACGGCTTCAACCTGGACTTCAGTTAATCCAGTGGTTTTCATAACCCCGGCAAACGAATCAGAAAGTTTACTGTTTTGAGAAATAATGTTCTTAGCAACATCGATGAAAGATCCACCTATGGTAGCACCGATTGCCAATTTGGCCAACTCAGCAAGCTCGCCCTTGAGATTAAAGAAACTTTCTCGCGTGCCCTCGGCTTCGTCTCGCAGGCTCTTCAGACGATCCTTGACCTGATCAAGGATTTTACTTTTCTCAGCGAATTCCTCTGATCCCCTGGGCAACAATGCCAATTCATTCCGCAACCTCGTGGCTGAGGCTTTAAGCTGCTTTAACGTGTCGTCAGCTGCATTTGCATTGAGGTAAATATTTACCCCTCTATTTTCATTATTCGAAGCCATGCAACGAAATTCCTTCCGGAATTTTTGCATGAAACGACAACGGCCCCTGGAAGGAGCCGTCTACCAAAACTATAAAACTTGATTAATAAGGAATGTATTGACCATCTAGCTGAACAACCCAGTGACCCATGATTTCAAATTTATCATGCAATAAAGAAGGATCGCTTACCACATAATACATTAGGGCGTCCCTTCCGTTATACCTCCACCAATATCGATCGACATTTGAAGCCAGGACAACAACATTCTCAGATACTACATAATCATTATAAGGTCCCTCTTCCCGGATGGACTGATCATCAAAATTGACGATTCTCCTGTCAACATGTACATTGAGTTTATTTACAGAGAGAGCAGGAATAGAAGTTTGACTGTCCTGGTATAACTCTAATATGAGATCAGCATAAGTTCGATAGCTATTGCCGTTAGGTTTATTCTTTAACAGGACCTTAGCATAAAGCTTTCCTTCCGGATCAATCGTCTCTGGAGAATTGACAACCACCCTAAATCCGGATGCTATTGCATTTAGATCATAATGTGGATAACAGATCACCTTCGCATCGATGCGCTCAGAATTATTCGCCGGCTCAAATGTAACCTTGTCGATCAGTGCCTCTACTTTGGCTTTATTTACATCCGCAATCAGCAACTTTTGCAGTGGATTAATAGCCATAAACTGAATAACATCAAACTTTGCTGAGATTTCCACCTGTTCAGAGATGCAGTAATAAGCATACCATGCCAAAGAAAAACGATTGATTACCCCCTTTTCACCGCCCAGAGCTAGCGAATTATTAAATGTTCTATTAAGATTGCCGATATCATCCGCTGTAGCTTCAGCGATCCATACTGGACCGCCAAATCCGACCGAACCTTTATAGGAAAGCAGCCGGAAAGCAAAAGAATTTTTGCCATAGGTATTATCTGCATTGTATGCCGGCATCTCGGATAGAGCGACCCCATAGCAATTGCCCATCTGAGTCTTCCGGGGCAACCTTACATTTTCAATATCCCAAAGTTTATCAGCCCACATAAACGGCCGGCCAATAGCCATCTCCACTTCTTTAAATGAATCCGTATACCCCACAATGACCGATCCTTCATATGGCAGCACCTTGTACATTTCATCTGCATCATCTACTTTAGCAAGCAATTTATAGGCACTAATTGACTGCCTTTTTATCGACACAGAGTCTTTGATCTGCATACCGGATATATCCAACCGGTTAGGTTCGGACAATATCTTGGTAGCTTTCTCAAAGTAGGCCTTTTTGGTCTGTGAGTCAAAATAGATCATCACCCGATGATCATTGCGCAGCGCCTTGAAAAAATCTGCAATGGATAACTTCGGCAAATGCTGCGCAGGGTTTATCATACCATTTGCCAAAATATCATCGCCAGTCCTAGTGCCGGTATTATCTATGATCAGCGATTTTATAAAACTGTCATCCAAATAAGATCCATCAGCCTGAAATCCGAGATAAGTACACACTTCTTTGATCACCCAGGTCAAGTAGAAAAATGCACCATACAACCTAGTTCCCCCTTTTATTGCATACCCATCCGAAAAATCATTGATTACAGACTGTTCGAAATCAACACCATTCGAGCCATCATTTTTAGTCTTGAGCTCGCCATCGGCCATAGGATTAAAATAGGTCGGCATACAAAATGGATAGACGCCGATAGAGCTATTTATAGCTACAATTTTATCATTGATCCCTGCTCCAGGTCCATCGATCCGGATCGATTTATGAGAAACAAACTTTGAATTTACCGTCGTGGTGAATACTTCAGCAATTGTCTTATCCCTCATCAGATCAGCCACAATTGAATTGTCAATCGTCAAATAACCTTCGTATTTGCTTCGAGCGGAAATATCGTACTCCAGTTTCGCGCGCTTCCAGGACATTCCCAGGAGCGAAATATTCACATCGATGGACTTTCGGCCAAGCCGGTTCTCAAGGAACCGGCCATAGCCCAAAGCCATATCATTTTTCTCCGTCGGCGGAAAAGTCACCGGATACGTATAGGATCCCTTCAAAACAGTCTCCTCATTAAATGTCGTCGCAACGAATTCAACGGTCAATTTACTGTCTGGGGAAACATCCAGCACGACGCCATCATCCGTAATAATTGCAAATGGTAGAGTCATTCTATTTAATTAGCGGTTTGAACTTTGCCCAGGGGAATTGTGGTCCTGGATCAGGCTTTCTTCCAGGAGCGATATCGGAGTGGCCAATGATCTCCTTGATTGGATAATTGGCGATTAAAGTTTTGCAAACTTCAATTGCCGCATTGATCTGCACATCTGTATATTGCTGTGTGCCTGTGTTCTGAAGCTCGATTCCGATGCTATAGGAATTTAATCCGGTTAAGCCTCTCCATTTGCTCACTCCAGCATGCCATGCTTTTTGATTGAACGGCACTAACTGGGTTACTACGCCATCCCGGCTAATGTGCAAATGTGCCGAGACCTGGCTCTTTGGATCGGTCATCCAGTTGATAGCACTGGTCGCATTCGGAGCTGCATCGTAATGCATCACGATATAAATTGGGGAGATTGTACTCCCTTTGTTTGGAGTCGAACGGAACCCGACTTGAGTTCCGTCGCTGTTGTATAATAAGTTGTTTTTTACTTTCATTGTTCCCATTTATTGACCAAGTATGCCGTCGGGATGCGCCCCGACGGATTTCTGTAATTCTTTTTTTCCCTTTTTTCCTGTCTTCATCATCCCCTTTTTAAGTTAATGCCCCCGAAGGGGCTTTACTAGTCTAAATTGGCTATGAAATCTTTAGCTTCTTCGTAAGAATCAAATTCTTCCACCTCCCAGCCTGCTGCTGGGTTAACTTCTTCGGCTTGGATAGGTTCCTCGAACCAAGATTCCTGCCCTTTATATATTACTTTATACATAATTGTGTTACGCTGTTGTTGACATTACTACTGTTACTCCTTTATTTTGCAAAGCTGTGACTGCCGCATCACTAGCCGCCGTTCTAGTCCCTCTAATAGAAATAGTACGATTCCATGACCCACCACTGACCGCGCTAGGGTGTAATTCTAAGCCTGCCATATCAATTAAAAATTGATCTACTCCTGTCACTAATTTAACAGACTCTGTCGCTAAGATGTATGCTCTATCTGCCTTTTTATTAGTCCAGTATGTGGTAGATAGGTGCGAATTTTTGTTTTTGTAGTTAGGCGAATTGACATTGCTCATAAAATACACGTTATTGTGTATTCTGGATACGTCCCCTGATAAGTTTAACCCTTTTAACTCCGATAAGGCTCCAGTAAATGAACTCAATCCGCTTATACTACCGTAAACTAATGATCCATTAAGAGATGCAGCATTAAGCAAAGATGCCACGTCCGATAGTATAGCCAAATCAAACTTAATATCTGTATCAACTACTGCTATCTCTATCAGATTAGAAGATATATTACTTTTAACTAATTCCCCTGTAAGTTCTGTATTGCTAAAACGCAATACTCTAGCATTTGTAAAATTAAGACCTGTAACACTTCCTTTTATTGCATTATAAGTAAGGTTTAATAAAAATAATGCTGGATAATTAAAAGTGGTACTGCTAAGCGTGCCAGTTAGTAAAGAAGGAGCTGCTGACTCCCTCGCTGCATCGAAGTGAATTATAGTTTTAGGTGTTTTAGCAATATCCCCACTAAATGCGTTGAGAGCGCTAAATCTGATACACTCCGTGTACGTCATATCTTTTATGTCTAGCTCACTATACACAGCAGGTGATCCAATAGCACTATTACTAGGAGTTGACATCAACATTGCGTCGCCCAATTGAGCAATCGCAAATTTATCGCTTATACTTAAATAAAAAGTACCAACAGCTTTAAAGTATGCCGTGTTTGTCCCTGCCACAAAATTAATAGTGGTACCCAAATTAGTTGTACCGTCTACATTACAGAATTGAGCTCCAGTATTTCCAATGATGGATATGGTAGCCGTTTTATTTAAAGCCAGTGCTAGGTTTAGCCTAACTATCGCGTTAGCCACTCTAGTAGTTACTTTTATCCTAAGCTCTCCTAACTTAGGATAATCTACCCCTGCATCTAATGCAGAGGGTAATGTTACCTTTAATGTCTCCATTTTTAAATAGAATAAATATTATTTGTTACGTTTATACGTTCTTCCAGCCATTTATACACTCTAGTCAAGCTGTTGTAAAATCCTAATGTTCGAGGGTACGATGCGTAAAAAGTACTTATCGGCGGAACACCTGTAACGACTTCTTTTGCTACGAAAATATATCGCTCAGCCCCTATGCCGTATACTACCTCCGATCCAATGGCATAGGTAGTGCTGTCATCATAATTTATCGGAGATGTTACTACCGTATAATCTTTCGGAACCCATTTACTATTCACGTTCGTTGCTCTGTAAGACGGCATATTCACCCATTTCTTATTCTCTTTATCGAAATTCTCCACCCCTATCCAATCTACCCTATTTTTATAGAAAGCGAATACATTATAAACTTTAAGAAATCCCGCATCTTTTAGCTCTTTATATCTTAATTTGACATCGTTAGAATATAATTGCCAAAAGTATTTCATAGGCGTTTCTGCCGTGATTCCTAAGTGGCTACTAGATACTGCCCCCGGTACATTACCCAAGTGATCTACCCCTATTCCCCCATCCCAGTCATAAGGTGCAATAGCCCACTTATTACCACCGTCGTAAGTAACCCATTGCCAGTTCTTTCTGAACGCATCACCGTTAGCCACTATGTTAGCTAGTATTAAGTAGTCCGCAAACATCCATAGATTAGTGAAGTAACTCTCGAATACTTCCTTTGTAGGAGAAGCTTGTAAGGCCAATACTGAATCGGCTAACCGTTGGATAGAAGCCTTTACCAGACCTGATTTTCCAGTGTTGGCTATTTCGGTTGGCGCATCACCATTATACTCACCACCTGCTGTGGTTTCTAGTATCCAGCCTTCTTTATTCTGCCTAGGAGATGGATTCCTTATCTCGAACTTCGTCCAATTGACCGTGCCATTGAATATTTCAGAAAATCCCAAATCCCCATCTATATGGATATGCTTTTCATTACCTCTATCCATCTTGTAGTTGTCTCGGTGCTTTTTAAGGTTAAACATATAAATGCCGTAGAAAGCTCCATTGTAATATACTGCTGTAGGGAAGCCGTCAGGAAATCCTCTAGCTCCAGTATCGAAGTCCTCTTTGAATCTTCCAACACCTCCCGAAATAGTTTGCCCTTGCTTCAATACATAATCCCATACCCTAGATGCTTGGTATGGTCTAAACTTCCGCGCTAGCGCTTCAAACATATCATAAGCGGCATTATTATTGGATTTGAACGCATCTGTATAGTGAGCTTTCATGTGCCATGAGTCCTGCTCTACCCAATCCCCGAATTTTATTTTCGACCCATCATCCAAGTCTACTGAAAAATTCTTCTTGTCATACTCCATAGAGGAATCTCCCTGTGCATTTAATACTATTGCTTTTTTAAAGAAATTACCTTCAAAATCGTAGTACTCTATGTACCCTTTTATATTAGATGTCTTTGTGGTAGGTAGGCTTGGTGTTACTAAATTTATTTTAGCCGGAACTCTAGGTATCGGTATCCTAAAACTAGAAGATTCTGACCAATCCCCTGTGCCACTCTTAAAACCCGCATCTTTTAAATCCTTTTGAAGTTCTGTCAAAGCATCTGAGGAAAGATTAAGGTTATTAACGACCAGCTCACCGATATTGGCTTTAATAATATGCTTGTACCCCTCTCGACTGATACCCTCGATAAACCTATTATCCGAGTCAACTATAGCCCATAGGTACTCGGGATTCGATACAACGCTTATTTTACTATCATAAAAATTAAGTCTTTCAGTTAGTTTAACTACTTCACTCGGTATTTTTGTGTCGAAATCGTAAGTGGTACCGTCCTTTCTCTTTCCCCATATAAGTACATTATTTTTATCTACGATAGCATATAAAAACTCGTCATTTGATATTACCGATATACGACTTTCTAGTAAATTCAACCGAGTTTTTGCTAATTCTAGCTCCCTCGATATTAAACTATCAGAATCATAGGTAGATCCATCTCTGCGCTTACCCCATAGTAATACGTTATCTGAAGTAACTATAGCGTATATATACTCCTCGTTGGTTACCGTTTTTATATTTGTTATGGCTACGGCTGCGTTCAAAGAAGCCAGATTCTTATCCACCCTGTTGTCGCAGTCGTAAGTAGTCCCGTCTTTCCGTTTACCCCAAAGGAGCCTATCATCTTTATCTACTATAGCATACAGATACTCTTCATTGGATATTACCCTCAACTTAGCATCAATACTGTCTTTAAACTGACGATACTCTTCTCTAGTAGCTTCCAAAGATATTATCCTATCTTTATTTTCAGCTATTAGGGCATTCATGGCTGATTTTAATTTTGCTATCTCAGAATCTGTATATTGTAGCGTTGACAGATCACAGTCGTATGTACTACCATCTCTACGCTTTCCCCAAAGAATTACATTATTTGAGTCAACTATTGCGTATAAAAATTCTTTGTTAGAGGTTATAGTTATCGCGCCGTTAAATATGACCCCCCAATCCCCAGCAACATTCAAAGCACTTGTATTGGCATCCTTTAAACTAATATAAATAACACCGTTAGCATCCCTTACCTGAGCATCTTTCATGTAGCCACCAACTTTTGAAGAATCCCAAAGAGGTAGGAGGCCTTGCCCATTAGGCAAAGGAACACTGCTTCCTAAGCTCCAGGTAGTACCGTTCCACCAGTTAGTATTTTTCTTTCCTGCAGGTGCTTCCCATGCCGTTCCAGTAGCAACAGGCGGATTGGCGGCCGTACCATTAACAAACCATCCTTCCACATCTTCCATTTTCCGGTTTGCTCCTGCAGGACCAGGAGGCAAAATTGTAGCTGTGGCAGAGGTCGCTCCTCCTTTAATTGTTTTGACCTGTATCGATGCTTCAATAGTTGCATTCTTTACTTGTTGAGCCATATCCGCGACAACTTTTGTTCCTGCGAATACGGAAACTTTATATGATTTTGCCATTATTATTTAGTTACAATTCCGGTTAATATTAATTTTCCTTTGACGAACGTTGTCCGCTCGGAACCATCGATCACTAGAATGTCATAGAAATACATATCCCGTTTTAGATCAACCGTATTCAACCCAAAGTTCATCGTCAAAATAGTTGGTTCGATTTTTAACCCACCATTTGCAACAGTCAGTTCGAGCGCGATATCGGCCTGATTTAAGTCGCTTTTGAATTGCACTCGAATTTCTTTTCCGGTCAAGCTAAAAGGCACAATATCGCCAGTACCTTCCTCTACTACCTCCCATCCCCAAAATTGATATTCATCAGTAGTCCCACGGACAACTGTAATATCAAATTCATTTAGATCTATATTATAGTCCATATCAATAATTATTTATCAAAAAATTGTTCTTGAGAATGCTGGCTGCTGATTTCGAATGACAATGCATAAAGCCCATTTCCATCTTGTGACTCATCAATGGATGATGATGAAATGTTTATTGGCCACCATTCCTTGCTGATCAGAGCCAATTTCCAACGGCTCAAGATAAAATCACGAAAACCGATAATTTCATTCCAAGATTTATATCCAGTACTGATTTTCTCTTTATTCTCGAGCACAATATCCAAATCGATATTTTCCCCTTTCTTCAGATCAAAGTTTCCGGTCTGGGAAATGATGGCATTGCTCTTTTCAATTTCGTATGAAATAGCTTTTTTACCTGAAGTGTATAAGGTCTCAGGTGATCCGAGGGAATTTTGATAAAGAAAGACGCGTTGATATTGGTGCAGTGTGTCATCAACATAGAATTCCTTTACGTTTGAAATCTTTTCTCCATCGACCTGCAGCCAAACTTTATACGACACAATATCCAATTCCGGATAGTAGTTATTTGCATGTATCTGAGCGAGTCCAACCGGAATAATGACCGTCTCAAATTGTTTAATTTCAGCAATAGAATAAGCTGTAAATGAGAATGGGATCCCGTCATAGTAAAGCACCTCAACCTCCACATTGACTTCCGTGTATGTTTCATTAAGATTGAACCAAGACAACCAATTTGGTTGATCCGGAATAACTTTTCTTTCCTGGACTGTAGATAGAAACCGAGAAAGTCCATTTTCAGAAATTGATTCTTCAAAACTCAAATTTTGCATGTCCTTTGGAAGACCACCATATACTCCAATAAATTGTTCAGTTACCGCTGAAGTCCTGGGAGCTTGAGGTTCACCGGATAATTCTGTCGCTCGTAAATAAAATCGTTTAACAGATTTACTTTTTATGATATGGGAATCCTCCACCGATAGAACGTCGGCACCATCACTTAAACATAATGATGATAGAGGCTTTGAGAAATCCCAAGAGGCATTGCCATTAGTATCCGGAACTAAAGCAGCAGAAACAATGGAGCGATCCGCCAACAAGGGATCGACTACAATAAGCTCTACAAAAATTTTGAGATTAGGTGTATAAGTTTTTGACACGGGCGTTTGAATCGTCTCAATAGCCACAGCGAGATCAGTGGTAACATCTTGACTTTGCACATCCAAGGAAGCTTCATTCTCAATTGAGGTAAACTTAATTTTCTGCCCATCGATTTCTCCTTTGAATAGAGATGATAGGTTAAATGCATTCAGTATTGCATTTTTAACTTTTATCAACCAATCTTGTTTTGTCTCAGTCGGACCAATTCGATGGGGAATTTTAAACTTATTATTGGGACTAGCATATTCGCATGAGAAATGTAACTGCGTTTGTTTTACAACTAAAGTGAACGACCAATCAAGATAATAATAATAAGTTTTTTCTGGAGTATGTAGTTCGCTATCTACGACATTATCAACCTGGCTAAAGTCCAAAGTAAATATCAAAGGGCGACCTGCCTCCAAAATAACCTGATCGGTATGGAATTCAAATACTACGGGATTACTAGACCAGGAAACCTTATTTGGTTGTTTAACGATTGAAATTGCCATATCACAAAGATGGATTTCCAAATGAATTTAGAAACGACAACTTCCAACGAATAAAAAAGCCGGTGATATCTCATCAGCGGCCTAACTAAACAAATTAAAAAAAATTACAACTTCATACTATCCCTAATTCCCAACTCAGCATAATAACCGAAATGATTTTCACCGATCGGGCCGATCGAATCTCCATTCCAAATTTGCGGATCGAACATAAATGGTTCCTGTCCTGGTACCGGAGGAGCAGATCTTAATCGATTAAGGTAAAAATATAGCCGATCCAAAACGCGCTCCGCTTTATCAGTAATCTCTGTTTTGCGTTCACGATTATCCACTGGAACAAATTGTACACATACAACAAGGCCCTCCTTCAGCCAAATATTACCATTGGCATTATTCTTTTTCGGACTTTTTGCATAAGGAGGAACCAGTAAAACCATACGGTCACTAATATCCTGTAAAATTGCTGCAGCTTCATCTGCACTACAATCAAAAATAGCTGGAGCTTCTTCAGTGTGCAGAAGATCAGGATCCGCTATTGCGAATGCTGTAATGAGCTCCATGTACCGAGTTAAAGTCATTTTCTATTCTTCTTGATTTCTTTAAATTTAATCTGACCCCGTTCTAAACTCATTAGTGTCGTATGTACAAACTCATTTTCCAAAGTTTCTGCTGTACGCCCTTTTTCACCTACGAGGTCATCAAAAGTTCCTAACCAACCGTAACGAGGCGCTTTCTGTTTTGGCGTGTCAATTTTCTGATTCTTCTTTTTTGGGAAAATATGAGGATAACTATCAAAAGCTTTCCACCTGGAAGCTAAATAGTACAAATAAATACCGTCTTTAATAGACAGATCAAGATCCTTAAGTTCTTCAGCCCGGAATTCAGTTAAATTAGAATTGAACTTTTCACGCAGATCACCGCAATATTCTACATTTCCAATCTCATGCGCTGCGCCCTTACCCTCTGGTCTATACAAAACCGAAATCAACTTATTCAATGTTTCCGGATTTTTATGTTCCCAGTACTGGAGAAAATATGTTTCGGCCATAACAAATTCGCCAAAACGCATATTAACCAATAGCGGATCAGGCCCCAAATAACGGATGCCATTATGTGTAAATTCCGGAAGTATGTTGATTTTGATCTCTACTTTACTAAATACCCATTCAACCAATTTAAAAGCTTGCTGAAGGTGTGGCAGATCAAACCGGTCAATTCCATCTTTTGCACTCCAGGCTAACAAATACAATACTCTTACCAACTTATCACTGATCGTCATTCGAGGCAGTTCTTTGAGATATAATTGAGCAAGATTCGGATATAGATTCAACGGGACTTCATCCCAGCTCTGAGGTACATCGGCCACCCATTCCTGATCAGCGCCGGTTATTGTTAGTTTTTCCATTTTTATCATTTAATGTTTCAGGTTCTTCAGGCAGAGGACTAGATAAATACTCTCTCTCAAATTCTTTTTGACTTTTAAGTGAAGTCTCAGCAAACGTTGATTCAAGGTTTGGATGATCATTCAGAAAAAGCCGACGCTTAAATTTTGGCACTTCTTCAGCAAATTCCAACCATCTGAGTGTTCTGAAAGATTCAGCACTAAGAGCGTCAGATAAATGTGGTTGAATAAAATCCCCCATAGATGGCTTCTCACTCATGTCGATTCCAGGGATAACAAGAACTCTATGATCGAAGTCAGGGAAAAAGACTCCTGCTTTCAGCCGATCATTTATAATCAACCTCCCAAAAATTAAGGTTATTCCCGGATTCGCCGGATCAAATGAGACTATGATCCTCATTTCATAACAACGAAGCTCCCTGGCTTTTTCAACATATTTCAAAAGGTCCTGCAAACGTACCGCTATAGGAACATTTTCCCTAAATACTTCGACAAACCTATGCGCCATTATCAACTCCTTTCACGGCTAATATAGCCATCTCTTTAACCCAAAAGGTTGTCATAAATTCACAATACTTTACTCCCTTCTCCTTCAACCAATCTGAATAAGTTTTACCAACACCTCGTTCCAGGGTTAATTCAGCAATCATCTTGTCGACATCATATTGCGTTTTACCTTCGTATCCTATTTTCTCAATAAAAAAATCAGTGAAAGATCTACTTGCAATTTCTTCGGATTGTAGCCACGCATCCAACACTTTTCCACACGCTATGGTATCGGCCAGTACTGGACCACACATGGCCATTGCCTTAGAAAATTTCATCATAGATTCTCCAGCCAATGAAGCTGATCCTCCTAGTAATGAAATTGCCCGGACACTTTTTTCGTAAGATTCAGCCATTCTTTCTTTAAGAAGCCCCATATGTTCCCAGAGATAAAATGGTGTTGCTTCCAATTCTGCTAAACTCAAGGAATTAACCAAAGAATTATGGTGCTTCGCACGCTCATAAGCTTTTTGATCTTTTTCTGAAAAGAAGCAATAGCCCTCTTCCCAACCTGTAGACCTCCAGGAAAAAAATTCCTCGAGGGAACACTTTACACCATCTTCCAAGAGAATTTCCCCATCCTGAATCGTCATCCATTCGTGAGGCTGAAAGTATTCATGGCTGATTTTATAGCCATCTTTCATAAACTGCAAAGCTTCCTCCTTATTCATAACCAAGGTTAAATCCTTTACCTAAATAATACTCTTTTGATAAATGAGCCGGCACAACGTTAATTTTGGAAATCTCCAATTCAATGAATTTTTCGTAGACCGGACAAAAACTAAAAAACAAGAAATAATATCTCATGCTTTTGCTTTAAACATTCCCCTTATTTTGTTCCAAATGGCTGGCCAACCTACATTTGAAAAAACTAAAATCAAAACTATGGCCACGATAATTCCCCCAACCACGAACCACCACGAAAACCATTTATCGACTTTAGCTCCAGCATCCACATGTACCTGCTCATTGAGATTAATAGAATCCTGGATATGTCCTGAATTACTGGAGGTGTTATTTATATAACTTGCTCCAGTGGCCGAGGAATCTTTTGTGGTTCCGGTGTAAATCAATACACCGTTTTTGCCTTTAGCATCAATATTCCCATCTTTATTGATATTGAACTCATCAAAGCCTCTAGCTTCAAGCGCTACTGATCCGGAGCTATTTTTAACAGTGTAATTTCCCTGCAGTGTTGAAACACTAGTGATACGCCAAGAGCTATCCCTGCCAGCAGAAAAAAGGGTGCTCTCCGTTTTCTTACGAAACAGATTGCACCCAGTCAGGGATAGTAATAGAAGAATGAAAGAATATAGCCTTACCATAACTTGATCAAAAGAGGGTGGCCAACCAAAAACCGCCCTCACGCATATATACCAGGAACCATTATTTAACATTGAGAACCAGGAGCAAAATTTGTCCTTAATTTCACTCCCGGATCAGATTTGCAATAAATCACCAACAATAACAAACCTATATTGTTAGAAACAACTCACGCTCCCTCAAGCGTCTACGTTTCAAATGTCCTAATTCCCTATTAAATCTCATGCGACACTTTTCGGCTGGAATTTCGAGAATTGCATCAGCTGCTTTGAAATACTCTTCATTGTTTAAAAGTCCTAGCAATTTCGACCGGTTGAAAGCTAAACCACGTATACTATAAACAATTGATACTAAAGTATCAAACTGATTTTGGGTTAACCTTACATCCACATGAGAGTTTACTATTCTGGACGGAGAAATAAGCGAATATCTAAGGAGATCGCTCGCCTCAGCCTCATCCTTGATACGATCCCCCTGGCGTACCTTTTGGCCGTCTGGCCATCTTACTGTACCATAGCCCAAAGTCCAAACACCGAAGTTATCTAAATAGGCGTTAAGCCTAAGCTCCTCAAACCCCTTGACGAGTCTCAGCGCGTTTTGCGATATCTTCATAAGAGGCTAATTTTTGTTCGTACTTCAATTTTGTTGCTTCCAAATTTTTAATAGACAACTGACAAGCCGCAAGTTCTGCAGAGAGCGAATTTGTTAGACTATTAGCTTTATTTAAAAGCGCGATATACTCCTGCTCCCTTTTGAGAGCCGTTTCTATCTGATCCTGAAGAAACCCGATCTGCGTGCGTTGATCTTTGATCATTTCTCCATAAGTTGTCCGCACCTGTTCATCAACAGTGGCATTCGTCTGCTCAATCACAGCATTTGTCTGCTTTTTGCTCGTCCAATAGGTTACGATTGTTGATAAAACTCCAGAGCTAATTACAGCCATGACAAGCTGCATAAGTGAGAATTGCTCGTTTTCCATATTACATTCCAAAAATTCCGCTTTCAGGTTTATTAATTACTCTATAACTCATTTCCGTTTCAACATCCCTCGCATCCGGAAAATCCGCCTCATTCGCGTCGATGTAATTTCTTGCTTCATCTAAATATTTATTACCATCATTCGTGAGCTGCTCAATCATTTTTTCGCGCTCACTGTCTCCGCCTTTTTTACGGGCATCCTTCAAGGTCACATAATAGGTATACAGATTGATCTGAACGCCAAGATCAGTGACTTCTATTGCGCGCTCGACAATACCTTTCGCTACGGTCAGCAATACAATTCCTGGTATAAGAAAGCGCTCCAGCAGAATCTTTTCTTTGGTGGTGTATCCGGATAATTGTTTCTCCTTCAGTTTCAAAAAAAGCGGTTCGCTGATTTTTGTACGGACATCATTCCATTCAACACGCTTCATAATGTATCGAAGTGTCAAATAGGTCATCCGGTTAGCATTGATCTGATAGTTTTCAGAAAAAATCTCAGCAGTTTCAACAAAGAATTTCTTTTGTTCAAAGTACACCTCACTAGCTGCCCATACCGGAAAATCAGTCAAGTTTGCTTCCAGATAAAGTAGCAGCTCATTGAGCGCATTAAAACCGTCACTGGCAAATTGGTACTTCAGATTATCAATCTGCCACTGGAAAGCAGTCTTTTTCGTATCATTGACAGAAATGGAGACTCCGGTGGCTCCGATACTCACCTGAACCTGATCAATCGCATTCATGAAAGTTATGTTAGCGATCGCATCTTGCACGATTTCCATTACAGGCCAATACTTTTCGGTCATCAACAAGTACTGGGTACCGGAATCTTTAATTTTCTTTTTTTCAGCTTCAGGCTTTGTCTCCAAAATCGCTAAAGCTGCTGCGTAAGCTTCAGCCAATTCATTATAGAACTCATTGCCGAGTAAAGGCTGTATCTGGGAGCGTTCGGTCCTGCTTATCTGAGGACGAATTTCTTGTAGCTTTATAGTATCATTTAAGGTTACTTTTTGCTTGATCTCATTGATATCTGAAAATAGTCTCATAAATCACCTCCTTAACTAACAATTTTACTTCCCTTACCTGTATCCGTAGTAGTCAACACTTTATCCAAAGTTAAAAGCGTCATGTCAGGATTCCAACCGTTGTAATCCCGGACAAATTCAAACATTTGATAAATGATTGCACGATCAGCAGCATTAATGGCATTCATCACTAACCAGGACTCCCGGATATCGGACCCTCCCTGGTTGGCTCCACCATACGATCCGCCCGGCATACCTAGACCAAATATTGCCGGATTAACCAACATTGAAAAAAGAATCTCGGCATTGGCAGCTGCGCCATCAGGCAGATAAGCGTCAGACTTCAACTTATCATCAATCGCAACGATTTCGATACCAGGAATGCTTGTACCATTCAGTTTGTTAATATCGAAGAATGAAACAAATGTTTTCATCGCATTTTCGGTACCGGTTAAATACTTGTCCATTTCATCGTACTGATCATTTACGGCCTTTGTCCTTTCAGCTTCACCCATTGATGCCCATTTAGGATATTTGGTTAGCCAGTAAGACATGGAAATCTTTACGTGATACTTAATAGCTGCTTGATTTCTAAAGATTGCTCGTTTATAAGATGGAATAGAATTGGATATCTCCAGCCAGCCATTAGAGCGAACGCCATCCCAATGAGCCAAGGAATAGTAATCAAACTCCGGATCAGGATAATACGTAGGGAAAACATAATTATGACCTTTCTCAACATATTTGATGCGATCAACTTCCGAAAACCAGTCTCGCGAATCAATCACATCAAACTCGTCATAGTCATCTGCAGGTGAAGGAAAGTTTGCCGATCGCATAGCTTTTTCAATTCGTCCACTTTTTTCATTGTAGGGACGATATCGGAATTTTCTAGCCTTATCATGCCCGATCCGGACAATCTTTGAGCGGTCCTCATTCAGCATCAACAATGGAAATGAGTTTGCCAATGCATTATAATCCTGGATAATTGCCAGCCGTGTAACATCGAAATTGGAGCGCTTAAAGAAATCGCGCACATCCTGATCCTTTACAAGGTCATATTTCATCTGATTGTTATCGTCTAATTCTCTAGGAATAGCCGGAACAACCATTTGACCGAACAATTTTAGATTCAAAAGCCTTAGCGCGCTCATGGCTACGCCACTTTTGCGCACCATAGCCCACATTTCATCAGGAAACTTATCACTTTTCCCCCATGGTACCCAATCACGTCCCCCGGAAAACTCATTTTTATTTGGAAGGACAGTAGAAAAATTTGCTATGCCTGATTCCCCGGATTTACCAGCTGAAGCATTTGTTAGAACTACAGAACTTCCTTCTCTGAAAGAATATAGCGGAAAACCATCACTGGAAAATTGTGTATGCCTAGTACTCATTTGAAAACGCGTTTGCCATTTATTTCGAAAACTAACTGGATATGAAAAGCTGACTTGATACCTGATTCCAGGTTAACAATACCACGCATTTCATTTTCTCTAACTGAATATGGCAGGCCGCAAATCTGCGCCTTTTCAATCGTTTGCCATTGCCCTCCAGTTCCACGCTTGCGATCGCATTTCAAAAAAGTTATTGATAGCGTTTCGTCTGAAGACTGATATCGGCAGCGATCCAGTATCTTGAGCATTTCCGTGTAAGAAATTTTATCCATGCTCAAAAATCTATTTAATAAGTCCATTAGAAACGACAAGAACATATTTCAACTGATTTTCAACCTGTTAGTATTAATGTTTCAAAAAACTTCATTAAAAACATATCAAAACACTATAAATCAATTATTTAAACAATTTATTTTTTCCAAAAACCATTAAAAGTATCTACTTGAAGCCCGCCGTGCCCTGTCCTAAAAGGGCAATTGCCATTTACACCCCCACGGAATATGATTTTGATACCGGGAGAATAGCGCAACAAAAAAGCCGCATAACAGCGGCTTCAGGATCAAAATTGAAGTCAAGAGCGGTCAGCTCGACCTTGATGGCAGCCACAATCCCTGGCTGCTTTCAATAAGATGTGAATATTTGAAGTATCCGATCATATCCATGGCATCGCCCTGGTGTGTGGTGTACCGCTGATCGACGTGTCTCTTACGTTCATCGGTCTTTATTTTCTCCGGGCCAAACTTACCCTCTTTGGCTGCAGAGTTGTTGATCGACTCGATGAGATACTTACACTTCGTGCGGTTCCATTTGAATATCGGTAGCAATGGATGATCATTACGCATGGCAATAGACCAGAACTTATACTTATCCGAGTGCTCAGGTGCTGCACCATAGTATTGCTGATCCACATCCCACCCATTCTTGATGAGTACCTCAACTACGATATCGGCATACGTCTTAGGTGACCGTCCGTCCTTACCTATCGCTGTCTGATCATACCAATACGAAACGCGCTTGGTCGGATGAGGCTGATAGTAATCGCACCAGCGCTGCACAAGTACCTCTAGCATTTCTCCAGCTTCTTCAGGAGTAATTGAAGAAAGGAAATTGCATTCGCTCAGGAATGTCTCCTGAGCAGTTACTATACAGCAGAACTTTCCATAGTCCAGGGCGATATCCAATGGTGTACTTGGTATGATATCGGTTACCTCACGACAATCTAATTTTTCAAATTTGGTCCTATCATAACCAACACCTTCATCTACTAAGCCCCTTAGATAATCATTATCGAAAGCATCATAACAAAGATGCCGTTCATTGAATGCCGGATAGAATCCCCCACCTACAGCCCGGGGCCGAATATTCTCTATCTCGATATCATATTCATATTTGGACATGATACGACGCTGCATCTTAAAATAGTTATCAGGAAGATTCTCTGCATTGATCCGAGTGGGCGCGCGTAAATAAAATACCTCATTCGGAGTGGTTAAAGCCGCCTGTTCATAGGTGTAGATGTGCTTACCCTCTTGAGTTCTTGGAATGGAGCTCACATATACCTGAGACAGCCACCTCTTCTTATTTTCAAAATGAGATTTCCCCCCGCGTAAAGTTGCATAAGTTTCCGCTTGGAATTTTGCCGGATCAAGCTCACAGTATTCATCTGCTAATCCAGAGCATGTATTAATACCCCTGGAAGAAACATCTTGAGATAGCATTACCCATACAGCTCCAGTCCACCAAGCGATTGTTTTTCCCCAATCCAAAGGTGGTTCATAAGGAAGATTATACTTCTTCCAGATCGGCTTTTGTCCGATCGTAAAGTGTATACCATTCTTATAACCCAGAGTCTCCAGAGAAAGAATAGTGGACGGCAAGGTCCTGGTCAAAATCTGCTGATAAGTTCGGCCCTGAAGGAAATTTGTTGACCGAGGCATATCGCATGCTGTTTCTGACATTTCATCCGCGAGAACAGTCGACTTGCCCACAGCCCTGGCTCCCTCCAATACTTTAATTTTTTGTGGTGCTGTCCGGATCAGGATCTGTGCAAGATTACGACGTACCTGAAGTTTAGGTTTCGAAATCTCAACCATTGTTATTCTCCTCCCCAATCACCTGAGCTTCTTCAGACATTCTATTTAAGATATCGCCAAGATCGATCACTCCACCGGCGTGTATTTTTTGCAATGCACGCTGAGCTGTCTGATCAAGTGAAATGATCACTTGGTGCTGCTCAATCTGATCAGCGATCAATGTGCCTGCTTCATCGTTGACTCCAGCAGCCCTCAGCTCTTTGGCAATTTCCTTTAAGGCCATCGCGTTGTTTTGCTTTTTAGCCATAATTCGGGCATCAAGAAGAGTTTCAATCACAATGTGGTTGATGACATCGGCCTTCATACGGCCAACCGATCCAAAAATCTCCAGGGCATCATTGATATATCGCCGAGCTGTTGAATTGGATATCGGGTTATCACGAAGACTTCCTAACTTTTTGAGAACGGTTATAGTTTCGGTCATCGAGCTGTAATTCCTGAATAATGTATAAGCATCCACATACCACTCAAGCAATTTGGTTTGCTTAACAGTGAGATCGGACTCTTTTGAATCGGGATCTTTAAGATAGCTTAGGATATCATCCTTATTGGAATCTATTGAAATTGGTTTAGCCATTTAGGACCTCCAATCTTTTTTTGACTAGATCCAGTTTAATTTGGTTAAGCTGATAGCGCGAAAGCACCTTTGCTTTCTGGTGCCCATCGGCTAAGGTTTCAAGCTTCTTTTTATCCTTCGAGATATTGGGAGGAATATTCTTGAGATGAGCAAGCAATTTATCAAGCGGTAAATCATTTATTTCCTCCTGAATAGACTTCGCTTTCTCTACCAAAATTTTACCTGATTGCTTGTATTCGTCAATGACAGCCCAACAAGCGTTCACCTGCTCATGATCATTCAGCAGTGTCTCCGCCATTGCAAGCCTCTTGTCAGGATCATCCGTAAAACCAATTTCAATAAACAATTGCTGTGAACGTCGGTAATGCATATTTTTTTTCCGGACTACTTCTTTAATCTTTTCCGGAAATAAGAAGTAATCGTCATTCAAAGCAGCTTTGGCAGGGATATCAAAAGACTCCAATGGAGCAATGATCGATTTCTCTACTGTGTTAGAGGCAACCTTTACATCAGATGGGCGGTCCTCCTGGGCGAGCTTCTTCAGCTCCTCAAGTAACCGGTTAAAATGAAGCGGTGATGATCCGCTTCGAAAAAAAGAGATCAGAACTTTGCTCGAGGCAAATTTTTCGAACAACACGCGACCTTCCTCATAGCTGCGATGCGAGTTTTCTAAATACCTTTGAATAACGGAAATTGCCATAAATCAAAGGTATTTGAGCCAATTTTGGCTAAAACGACACTTTCGGCTTATAGATATAAACCATTACATTTGAGTCATTTAAAAAAGCAGGTATCTGCAAGTAATCAAGCGCCTCAATAACATCTATACTTTCCCAATTATTATCTTTTTGCCAATAGATATTCACTTGAGCTTCGATCTCATCACGCTCCATCAAAATATTCTCACCGTCAGTTCGTACTGGCACAAAAAACTTCTCCTCCAGGATATTGATAATCTTTACAATCTTATCGTTCATATTATATGTATTTACAAAAAAGGCTCTTCAAAAAGAGCCTTTTTATTTCACGAATTAAAAATATACTATTATGGACCAACCGGTTCCAATAGGATTGGCGGTTCATAAATCGCCGGTGGAATCGGTGATTTTGAGATATAGGTCTGCACCAAAGTATTCGGATCCTCGATCAACTTACCAGTGCCGCCTTCAGCAGTCTCCAGCTGAGCAGGAAATTGTTTCGTACCCAAAACCTTTGCAGTACCATTCTGCTCAATGGCAATAAATACCATCCGGCGATTGGCTGTTGATGCAACAAACCCGGAAATTGTAGCATCATTTTTTGGATAGGATACTTCCATCGAGTTCTGGAATGACTTTCCATCACGGGCACCGATCAGCGAATACTTCAGTTCACCAGTTTCCAAAGTAACGTACAGCTTCTTGAAGGACTTCCCGGTCTTAAATTTGAAATCATCGGCAGCCTTTACCGTAACTAAATCTTCAAAGTCAGTAGCGGTTTCAGTCACAATTTTTGAAAGCGCAACGGGCCACGTTTCTATATCTTCAGTAAAAGCGTAATAGACCTCTCCTGCTACTCCACCAGGATTGAAAACACCCTGTTGAAAGACAATATCTTTCGCGTTCAACCCCATTAGTAAAACACCAGCGCTTTTTAACGGGACAAAAGACCCGATAAAGATTGCTGAAGCAAACGCCAATCCAACAGAATTACTCCCAGTAGCTGAAGCAATGGTATTGCCAATAAAAAGGGAAACCATGATCAAGCATAGCATCCCAGCAAAAAATTTAATTGCACTGTACATCAATTAGTCCTCCTTTACTTCTTTTAAAAATCCTACACCAAGTTTCAACAAGCGACCAACCAAATCAGAATCTTCCAAAAGATTCTCAGTGGTGAATTCCTTTCCTTCGAAAAAGAACGTTTTACCATGGATAGAATAAGTTTTACCTTTATGCTCCAGCGTTTGAAATCCATCTTTCGCGGCTTTTTGAACCTTTTCAAGCGATTTTGACATGGTAGTCATCAGCTCCATTGCTTCGTCACGCTCAGTTGCCAAAGTGGCGTTCGTATCGCTCAGCTCAGCATTACTTTGCTTAAGAATGGTAATCTGCGAGTTTGCCTCACTCAAATCATTTGTGATACCTTCGTTTTTAGACTTCAGCGCGTCGCGCTCTTTTGTTAGAGCAGCAATTTCTTTATCCTTTCCAGCGATAATCTTTGCTGTCGTCGTGTCCAACTCTTGTTGAGTTGTTATATTTTCATTTTCAGCCATTGCTTTAAATCTTTTAATTTTTAAAAATTTGATTGTGGGACCAGCCCACAACCAAAACAACCATATACTTAACTATGAAAAAGCCTATGCAGCTACTAAATCCTGGTCATTATGGTAAACATAAGGCAAGTACCAGAATCCTAAACCGATCCACCAGTCAGAAAGCAACTTAACATCGCGATCTTGCTTTTGAACATCGAATCTTCCCTGATTTTCTCCAGCCTTCATTGGATTTGCCTTGTTAAATTTTGGAGTGGTAAAGATCAGATCACTACCATCCATTGCCGGATATCCTTTTACTGTGATCTGTGGATCATCAATCAGTGTAGATAAGTTTGTTTTTTGCTCGTAATTCAGATTGTATTTTTTGCGAACACCCTCACGATACAAGCGCTCGACTTTTAGGCTAACCGAAACTTCTGATAATTCCGCACGGATCAAATCAGGAATATTCTTCACAAAACTCTCAATATAATCAGCTACCTGAACTGGATCGGTAGGCATAGCCCCGAGTACAATCTGTTTGGTTTTACCAGCAGCAAAACCGTCACGAATCTTTTTACGCACACCATTTAAAGAAGTACCAGCAGCAGTAGCTGTTCCATCTACGATAACTCCCTTAACGCCTTTAAAGGATTCCAATAGCTCTAAGTCAGCATAGTACTGCTTAACAATAAGCTGCTCTGAAATGTAACGGACAATAGGCCAATCCTTACGCTCCAGTTTATTTTCAGCCAAAAATCCTAGCCAAGAAGGCATGATTTCATCAGGCGAAATTAATTCATCGATCTTAACATGATCGAGCTCAATTTTCTCCAACTCAAATTTGACCTCATTACCAGCAATCGGCGTAAATTTGCGCTGAAATGCCTGTAACACACGTTTGATCGATGCTGTTGCTTTATAAACAACAGTACTATCCGTAGGCAATAAGGGGAAAGATTGTGTAAAAACAGATCTCTGCATCAAAACCGTCTGAAGGTTCTGCATCCCTTGCCCACCATCTACATAATAGCTACCAAATTCGGCGACTACTTCATCAATATTAATTCTCATTATACACGGTTAAATTATAAACACTTAATTCTACTAACCAAAAATTCCGCGATCGGCGATCTGATTGTGGGCAGCAACAGTAGTAGGTTCCTCCTCTTCTATTTCAGGATCCTCTGTTGATTTCTTTGCCGATTTAGATTTCGTTCCAGGATCACTAGCAGCACGCTTAGCAATCACACCTTCCAAAGTTTGAATGCGGGTCTGATTCGCCTGAATTGTTGCTTCCTGGTTAGCGATCGTCGTGTTCGCCGTAGCTAACGAAGCATTAGCAGTCGCAAGTTCAGCTGTCACGCGCGCCCCCTCATCGATAACTGATTGCTCGACGATTGTAAAGTCCGTAATACCAGCTGCTGTCAGATCAGCGTTAGCCAGGTCTAAAGCGGCCTCAGCTCCTTCAGCTTCAACAGAAGCCAATGCAGCCACATTGTTAAAATTATTCATATTAAAATTTTTAGTTTTCTTGCTTGAAGTGAGTGTGCGGAGATGCCTTATAGCATCATCCATTGTCCCAATACCGTCGATGAGGCCCATTGTCAAAGCTTCATCAGCGAAATACATTTTGCCGGTTGCCCAGCTGTCATTTTTTAATCGATCACCACGGCCCAACCTTACAGCGTCTAGAAGTTCGCCAGTAACCAGGGAAATACGATCCTCCAGTTCAGCGAGCGCATTCTTATCTCCAGCCTTCGCAAGTTCATAGACGGTATTTTTGTCCTTAGACTGCTTGGCCTTAATAACAATTCGCTTAACCCCCTCTCTCTGTTCACGTTCAGTAGCGTCAAGTAAAGTGGAATAACCACCAAAACTTCCTATCTCACATAATTTGGAAGAAGCAAATACAGCATCTGCAGCAGCAGCAACAAAGCCACCACCACTCGCTGCCATACCTCCATTGATATAACTCAAGCTAGGTTTTACAGAAGCCATAATTGCCTGCATAAATTCAAGCACACCATCAGCTTGTCCCCCAGGAGAATCGATAAGTAAGAAATGGGAAGTTATATTGGACGCATTTTCAGCTTCATTAAATGCGCTATGGAGCTCATGCGTTCCATCGCCACAAAAGCCATAATGCATGATTGGCCCACGTAAATCGTAAAGTGCTATTGAATCCTTACCTGCTTTAGTCCAGCCATCCCGATAATTGTATCTAGCCAAACTTGGATCAAGAATAAGGTTTGAAGGAGCCGAGGAATTGAAAGAGACGGATTCTCCATTAAGGAGCATCTGGATCAAACTCCAGTTTGCGTCGATCCAGGATTCATCCAGAAGCCACGATGATCTAAGAATTGAAGAAATTACATTGAAACCATTCATTAAAAAAGCCGATCAATTTGTTAAGCACAAAGATTGATCGGCTTTTTTACTTGGAAACGACTATAAATTGATGGTATAAGGGTATATCGGGGCGCTTTCGAGGCATTTACCTTCAAAAGAATATGAATAGCGTTTGTCTTTTGCTGAATAACTGTACGTAAAAAATAAATCCCCATCAAGCCCGGCAATACGCTGTTTACCCAGCAGATCTACAAATACAATGACATAGCGAACCGTAAAATTTCCCATGCTCTTAAACAAGTCCTGAATTTCGGAAGAGTCACCAGGAAAAGCACCGTCTATATTTGTATCGAAATACCCTCCATTGTCAGAGGTCTGATATTTCTCGCCAAAATCCAATGAATCAGAGCTTGCATAACCAGTGTACCAAAAAGACGAATTCTTAAACACCACCTGCTGTTGAGCCAGTCCTCTATGAACTCTCGGAATTTTCTCTATTTCATGTTTTGGAACGAAGTAGAATGATCCTAATCCTCCAGGATTTAAGATCGGACGCTTTGGGAAATTCTTTATCATAATACAAACTTGATTTATTGACCAGGATAAGAAACGACATTCAAAAAGTGTTAAATTTTGCGACACTTTCGTCCCCTAGTTTTTTGTCATTTTAAAGTCACAAAGGATTAGGCAATTGATTTTTTGAATAATTGTCCTAAAATTTCATTTTGACGATCCCGATATCGCTCGTAATCTTTCTCCAATGTCCTTATGCCGATGATATCCTCATGCAAATTGCACTTCTTCATGAAATCAATAATGCACTGCCTGATCTGAGACCTGTTGTAAGTAACATGGAAATCCATGTACGAATGGAACTCGTCCAGGAACATGAACCTAACCATATTATTGAAATCAACAAGCGTCTTACTGGGTACACAATAACCACTGTTTTTAAAAGCACGTTCCGTTATCTGAACCGTTAGCTCCTGATCATATTTACTCAGGTCAATACGATTATTGTTGATCGGTAGATTCTTTTTTTTACACAATGAATTCAAAAGGAAAATACCGAAGATATTTTTCTTGGATAAAATGAAAGGATCAGTATCAAACTTGGAAGAAAGATATAGCTTGTTAACCTCGGTTACTAAAATTGGTATGTCTACGACCATAGCGCAAAAATATCCTCTTTTGCATTCAGATCACATCAAAACCGTTGAAAGTGTTCCAATGTTCCAATGCGTTCCTACTGTTCCAATCTGTTCCAATTGACTTTTTTAATAAAA